TCGCGCGGATCATTGCTTTCGCCCTTGGCGATGGTGCGAATGCGGTCTGCGAGCACGGGGTTGTCCTGCAATTCGGCAAGTTGCGGATTGCGGTCATAGACTGGCCGCGGCGGTGGCAGCGGAACGCCAGCCATTTGTGTGGCGATGGCATCGCGACCACCTGGCCGCGCATAGCCCGGCCCGGTGAAGGCTGGAGTGAGTGGCACATTGCTAGGAACGACGTTGCTGACGGGCGGTCCGGCCTCGCGCGGCGCTCCAGCGGCGATCTCGTCGGGCGCGGGTGTCGCGGCTGTAGTCGGCGGCGTCGGCTCGCCTCCGAACAGCCCTTTGCGAACGCCAGCCTCGCGCGCTGCACTCTGTTGCTCCTGCTCTTCGAGCCGGGATAATTGTATGGCCCCGCCGATACTCTCGCCGAGCGAGGCTATTCCCTCGCCCACGTTCCTGGGATACGGCGAGCGTTGCCCCAGCAGCGCCTCGGCGATCTTGCGTCGGGTCTGTAGCGCCTCGTAGCTCAGCGGTGAGCCTGGCTTGGCATTGCCCCAGAAGATGGACCCTGGCGGCCGCGGCGTCGTTGGATCGTAGGTGTCGGACATTTAGCTCGCCCTCAAGATCGCGCCCATGACGCGGCGTCGGTCCAAATGCTTGATGCCGCCGATCTCGGCCACGGCTCCGGAGTCGAATTTCTCCACGTCCTGTGCCATCGGGCCGACATGACGGCGCGAGGCCGGATCGGCTTTGAACGAGTATTGATAGATCGGCAGCTTGTGGCGGTCGCCCTGCGGGTCGGCCGCGAACACCGAGCCCATCTTGCTGATGTTCTCTTTGATGCGGCGGTCGGATGGCGCCCCGGCGTATGCCGCGCCGATCTTGCCGCCGGCGCCAAGGATGCCGCCCAGCAAGGCGCTGGTGTTGGCCGACTGGGTTTTGAAGATGTCGAGGTTCTGGTTGAAATTTTGGTTGATCAAGCTCGCGATGTCGGTGGTCGGGATGTTGGTCTGGTTGGTCGCGCCGAACTGCGGGCGCGAGACCTGGCCGCCTGATGTCAGCGCAGAAACCTCGTTGATGGGCTCCTGCCGGTTGGCGTACTGCTCCGTGAAATATTGCCCCCTCGCGGCGTTCTGCGCGTTCAGCATCGCCTGCTGTTGGGCGAAGTTTTGCGCCTCGGCGGCATTGGCGAACTGCCCGCGCGTGGCCGCCTGCGCCGTTGCCTGCTGCTGCGCGGCGTTGCCGAACTGGCCGCGGCCGAGCAGCTGCGTATAGGCTTGGTTCTGCGCTTCGTTCTGGAACTGGGCCTGCTGCTGCGCCATCTGCATCAGGCGCTGCTGCTCAGCACCGCTGGCCGCCGTCACGCCCAGCCGCGCGTCATTGGCCTGTCGGTTGTAGGCGTCCATCGCATTTTGATAGGCCCGCGAGCCGTAGCGGATGCCCTGGTCAGCCAGGGTCTGCTCGATGTGCTGCCGCTCCAGCCCGAGCTGCGGATTGAGCCGGCCGTACAGCGCCTGCTCGACGCGGCCACGATCGGCGGAGAAATCATCGGCCGGCCCATAGCTGCGCGTCAGCGCGCCGGCATCGCCGAGGCCGCCCTGTTGCGTGCCGGTGTCGGCAAACGAAGTCTGCGGAGCGCCGCTGAGCATTGAAGGGCTGCCGGCCGCCGGCGCCCCGCTCACGTCAAGTGGAGTGCCCAGCAACCGGCCAAGGCTGGCGCTTTGCTCGGCACCAGTCGTCGCCAGATTGGTGCGAGCCCGCTGGTTCTGGTCCTGGATTGCCTGCTCGGCCGGCGTCAGTGATGAAGTCTGGGTGAACGCGGGGATGTTGTAGGTCTGGCCCGTGGCCGGATCGGTGAATACATTGTTGCCGGTCTCGGTGTAGGTCAGGCTGCCGGTCGGCGTGACTTGGTTGACATTGTTGAGCCGCGCATTCGCGACCGCGGTGCCGATGTTGGTGGAGGTCTGCGCGCCCGCCGTCAGCCGCGGATCGGGAGGGGTTGGCGGATCACCAAATAAAAAGCTCATGTTTTCAATGGCTTAGGATGCCATCTCCCTAATACTGCGGTGTCAGCGGCCGGATGCCTGGCGGTGACAGACCGGGCAGTGCCTGCCCTGGCTGTGCGCCCATGCTACCGCCTATCGGCGGTGCAGCACCTGCGCCCATCGGTCCTGGTGCCATTGGTCCTGGCGCGGCTGGCGGCATCCCCGGCGTCGGGGGTGGTATCATGCCGGTGCCTGGCAACTGCATACTGCCGGGCGGTACTGGCGGTGCATTAGTTTGTTGCATGAGGGCGCGCGTGATCTGACTGCGCGGGCCTTGCGGTGGCACGATGTCGCCATAGCCGCCGCCTTGATACATGTCCGTCATCACGCGACCTTTCTGTTGCCGGCCCTGTTGTCGTCTTGCATGCCTTGCCGGAACGCGCGCTGGCACAGCTTGCTGTCGAGCCAGTCCTCTTTCGTCAGCAGGCAGAATACGCCGTCTTCGTCGCGGCCGAACCAGCGTGGCACAGTCACAAACTGATAATTCAGCGCCGCCAGTATTCGCAGTTGTCGCTGGTCGGATGCCGGCACTTGGTTGACCACCATCTGACAGCCGCAGTCCATGAACGGATAGGCCAGCAGCCGCAGCGAGGCCGGCGTGATCCACAGATGCCCTGGCAGGGCCGCCCCGCTCATCGACATGGCTTGCGACGATGGCGACATCTCGTGCCAGACAATGCCGGCGATGAGGTCATCGTCCTTGCAGATCCCGATGGCGCGGCAGGGGCCGAAGCCGCGGCCGCCGAGGCGCGGGATCATCTGCGCCACGAACCGCGCCACCAGTTGGTCTTGCCCGTACAAATAGCGCAGCATTAGCTGTCGTCGTCCCCGCCGTCGTCGTCATCCCCGTCAGCAGCGCCATCGTCGTCGTCGTCGCCTTCTGGGGCACCTTCAGAGGCACCAGGAGCGCCACCATCAGGGGCACCTTCGGGAGCGCCTTCGGGTGCGCCTTCGGGTGCGCCTTCGGGTGCGCCTTCGGGTGCGCCACCAGGGGCACCTCCAGGTGCGCCATAGCCTCCGCCTGGGTCGCCATAGGATGCGCCGCCAAACCCGCCACCGCCAAAGCCACCGCCAAAGCCTGCGCCAAAGCCCTCGCCAAATGGGTCGCCGGTAAATGCCGGTTCGTCGGTAAATGCCGGCTCGTCGGGATTAAGCCCCGGCACCGAGGCGTAAGAAGCAGGGGGATTGTCAATTGAAGCGAACGGCACGGTGCCGAATTGATCGGCATACGGCACCGCCCCAGTGTTGGGATTTGCCGGTGAGACCCCGCCAAAGCTCGTTGGTTCATTCTGGCCGAAGCCGGAAAAATTATTGGTGTTGCCGAAGCCGGGAGCACCATAGGTGGTGGTGGCTGTCACTCCCGGAACGTCGGCGATGTTCCCGACCCCTGGGTTGCTGGCGTTTGGTCCGTAACCGGCGTTGGGGCCGAAGGCAGCACTTGAAAACCCGGCGAACGCGGACGGGGAAATGTCTTCCTGGAATCCAGTGAGGCCGACATTGGCCCCCCATCCAGGCGGCGCCGGCGCATTGCCCTGCACGGCCGGGGCGCTAGGCGGTGGGGCGCCAGGCGGCGGAGTGCTAGGCGGCGGGGTGTCAGGCGGGATGTCCGGGATGTCCGGTGGAATGGTCGGCTCAGTTGTCACCGGCGGCATTGATGGTGCCGGCGGAACGTTTCCGGTAATGGCCTCGATGACGTTACTGGGCAGCGGTGGCAGCCCGCCGCGGCTCTCAACCGGCGTCACTGGATTTGCCTCCAACGGATCGACCGGGCCGGTGTAGGTGTACCCCCCCGGCAAACTTGGGCCGATTTGCCCGCCGCCAAGTCCGGGATTGTTGCTAGTCGCAGGTGCCGCCGCCGCTGCGGCCGCTGCTGCTGCTGCGGCCGCATTGGCTGCATTGGCTGCGGCAGTCCCTGGGGTGCCAGTCCCTGGGGTGCCAGGCCCACCACCACCGCTGACAGCGGGCCCACCGCCAGGCCCGGAATTGCCAGGGGCACCGCCAGGCCCGGAATTGCCAGGGGCACCACCACCGCTGACACCAGGTCCGCCGCTTGGTCCACTCGCGCCACCGAATCCAGTGCCGCCGGTGGAACCATCCTCGCCGCCGCCATTGCGCTGCGCTTCCTGCCACAGCAGCATCCGCACCAGCATATTGCGCCGGGCGTTGGCGTCCTGCGGCATCCCCATGTCGGTGTTAGACATCGTAACCCTCCGTTAGACGTTCACGCCGGCGCGCTCGTAGGTGGTCGATAGCGCCAGCAATTCGACATCGGGCGTAGCCTGTTGCGCCACCGTCACCTGCACGATCGGGGCGTGCGCGAATCCGGTCATGCCGATACTGACCCACAGCGTGTTGCGTACCGGCGACAGCCGCACCGAGGGCTGGTCCCATTGCGCATAGGCGGCGATGTCGGCAGGCGGCGGCGGGTTCAAGTCACCAGAGCCGGTGGGTCCCCACTTGCCCTGGTCCCACACGTCCTGCACGCCGGGATCGACGCCCGGCGGGGGCGGTGTCGGGATGGTCACGACGTAGTCGGTGGTCGCCGATAGCTGCGGGTAGAACGGCTGTGCGATGCCACTGCGAAACACCGCGCGGCACTGATGCCAAGTGACGGTGTTCGCGGGGGCCCCGAACATCTCCCAGCCGCCGACCAAGGTGGCCACGTACGGCTTGCCGTCGTCGTAGCCGGTGCGCTCGCATTGCATCACGAGGCCATCCTGCGTGCCGAAAAACATGTCGCCGCGCATGCGGATGAAACACACCGCGTCGTAGCCGAGATAGCGACACCACGCGATCGTCGTGTTGTTGACGACCAAGCAATAGCGGTCGCCCGGATTGCCGCCGGGCGTGGCGATGAACACCGCCGACTTCTCGTCCCACTTCTTGGCGCTCCAGGCCCAGGTGCGCTTCTCGTCCACGGCCTGATGCCACAGCACCTCAATCGGGCGCGTGAGCATGGCCATGTCCAACTGGCCGCCGGTCTTGGTGATCGCCTGCGAGATCGGCACGATGCCGTCCACCGTGAGAATCAGCAGTTCACCGCCAACGGCAACGTGAGCATTCATACCGAGCGGTGGGCTGATGGAGTAGCGACCCTCCTGCCGCCAGTTGGCCGCGTTGGAGGGGTCTGATCCGGTGAAAATCAGCACTTCGCCGAGGTCGGTCACGAACACGCACTTGTCGTCAATGCCATCGCCGGCGTCGATCGACCAATCGGCCCCGAACAGCAGACTACCGCCCTTGGCCGCCGAGCCCGACAGGGGGATTTCCTGCAGCGCGCCGCCGACGCTGTCGATGTCGAGGTACCAGGCCGACATTGTGCCGGCCCCGATGAAAAACAATCGATTGCGGTATTTCCAGACGTAGGACAGGCCACCGCCGTCCACGACTGGCGTGCCGGGCGGCCCGGTGATGGGGTTGGTAGGAAATCCGGCCGACAGTACCTCCCAAGCCGTGCCGTCGAACCGCAACGGCGGATCGCCGCTCTCGTTCACCGCGATCAGCCAGTTGCCGCCCGCGTTCGACATCTGGGCGGCGCAGTAGTTGCCGGATGTCTGCAGGTTCTTGACCAGGATCGGCGCGGCCGAAAACGTCACCTCGAACAGTTTCGTGGAGTTGGCGGCGAACATCTTCTGCTCATTGCCGCTGACATACTCAAACGCGCTGATCACCGGCTCGCGCGTGATTGCTGCCGGCTGCGCGGTCCAGTAGGTCGGATGCGCGGCACGGTCGACGGAGAATGTCGTCGGCGATGCCGCGCTGGTGTGGGCGACCGCCACCAGCCAGGCCGTGCCATCGGCGGGATCGTAAGCGATGGTGCCGTCAACCGCATAGGCGTGCGAGTTGGTCCAGGCCGGGTAGTCGAGCGCGTGCAGGTCGTTCCAGCGTTCAAACCCGCCGCGCAACTGCACGCCGCGCAGCGTTGGAAACCAATTGTCCTGCACGATGGCGCCGCCCGGCCCCATGAAGGCCGAGCTTTCGTTCTGAATGAGCCCGCGGGTTGGTGCCGCCAGCGTCGAGGTTTGTAGCTGCTGCGCGTATTGCTGCGGGACCGCCTGGCGTCGCAGATTGTTGTAGGGCATTTGTCATGGCCCCCCAGGTGTCGGCAGCGGGAACGGATAGGCGGTGCGCACCGCCATCGAGAGCGGGCGGCTGCCGGCGATGATCGGGGCCGGGCTGTCGGCGCCAGCCACGATCGCCAAGGCGGTTTCGAAATTCGCCATGTCCTCGGCGTAGGGCGAGCCCTTGTTCGCCTTCCACTGCCAGATCATGCCCAATTTCAGCAGCCGCTCGTTGAGCACGAACGTGTCGGTGTCGGCTAGGAAGCGGTCGCCGTAGCCGCCGCTGGTGAGCGCGATGCAGTTCTTGTCGAGGTAGGGAAATCGTGCGGTGACGCCCACACCCATGACTGGCCAGATGTGGATGTTGCCGCCGTAGATCGTCCACTCGCCCCAGGCGTCGGCGTAATTTGCGGCACGCCGCTGCAGCCACTCGTCAGTGTCGGGATGGAACACCATCGGCTGCAGATTGCTCGTGGAGCGCCACACATTGGTGGTCAGCAGCATGCGCTTGAAGTTTGACGGCAGCGGGAACGCCGCGGTGACACCGTCACCGGGAAACGTGACAGCGGCCTTCAGCCGACCCCACTCCCTACTCTCATAGGCGATCCGCTGCGCCATTTCATTGGCGAGCGCAATGAGTTCAAACAGCGTGCGGTTGTTGTTGATGTTGGCGAACACAGACGTCGGCGGCGCCGTGACGCCGATCACCGCGCATACGTCTGTGATCACTGTTTGGATGGTCATGCCGCAGCCTTGGCTCTAGCCGCGAGGTCGTAGGCCTGACGCAGCAGGATCGCCTTCGGGATAAAGCCGCCCAGGATCGGTTCGCCACTCGCCTCCTCGATGTAGGCGCGCAGTTGTTCGATCGTCATTTTTGCAAACCGCTCCTTCTCAGGGTGCGATTTCTCGGATGACCGCTTCTCGGTCACGTTCGCCTTCAGAGCGTCCAGTTCTTGCTGCATCGTCATCATGAGCGCCTTTGAGGCTTCAAGTTCAGCCAGCACGATGGCGTTGGGAGCGCCCTGCTGGCTCGCCGCGATGTACTCCTGCGCTTTATTCTTGAGATCGCGACCGGCATAGCCGAGGTTCTTGAGTTCGTTGCCGTCGATCGCCGCCAAAGCCTCGATTGTGTAGATGTTCTGGCCTTTCAGCTCGGCGATGCGCGCCAGCGTCAGGAACCCCACCTCCGTCAACGGCGTGCCGGACTTGGTCTGCGCCTGATGCGACTTGAATTGCTCATACTGCTTGCGGAACCGCTCGGCGTAGGTCACATACGACCGCTCGCCGCTGTAGGGGTCGTACACCGCGTGTGACTGCTCGTGCGCGCCATGCACGTGCCAGTCGCGTGAGCCGGGCTTCCTAATCTCGACAACCTCGCAGTCGTCGTGGATCGGCCGGCCAGCGAGGAGGCTCTTGGCCGGATTTTGAATGGACGAGGCCTTGAACACTGGCACCAGCGCGGCGTCGCCGTCATCGTTTTGATTGGTAGCGGGCACAGGCTTCTCCGTGTGTATCAGGTTGTTACAGTCTGTGATGAGGCTGCCGCCCGTGACAGCGAACGGCAGCCTCAAGCCCCAGGGTGGGAGGACCTACTCGTCCTGGGATTAGGTACCCTTCCACGGTGCTCGCCCATGTCGGGGATGGAAACCGTATTCTTCCTGCGCTCTTTTGCGCGCAGCGATCGCTAGTCCTACGCTGTCGTAAATGCCGATATGCTTAGTCGTGCCATTCACTCCGATTTGGGCAATCCACCGATCGCCACGGCGCACAACACCAACATGGCCTGACTTGTTGTCGTTACGAAGTTCGCAGTTCTTTTGATTTGCACCACCGACGGCAACACGCAGATTTCTCCAAGAGTTATTCAACGGGTTTCCGTCGATGTGATCGATTTCAGGAGGGTCTTCGCCGGTCACCATTTTCCAGATGACGCGATGGGCATAGACGCTGTTGCGGAACAGCATCCCGCGCTTGTGTCCATTGGTGAGACACAGGAACGCTTCCTTTCCTGCATAGCGCGTGTTCCATCCGGTCACTCCAGGTCTGGCCTTCCAGAAAATCCGTCCCGTTTTCGCCTCGTAGTGGAACAGCTTCCGTAATTCCTCTTGCGTCGGCAGCGTCACAGTCCTTGGCGGAGCCATGGTACCCTCCATGTTACGATCCTCGTGGGATAGCAGCATGGAGGAATTCTTGCAATGGCTATGCGGCCGGGTTGCTGTCGTAAAGTCTCCACGAGTACATCGGATTAGTGACCGTCATTTCTCCCATGAAGCCTATGAACTGGGCCACCGCGTCCTTATCGATCGGTTGCATCCCGTCACCGGGGAACAGCTTGTCGAAGTTGCGCTGCGGGTGGTAGCGGATGCGGAACGAGTCGGTGTTGAGCCCGAACGTGGTGTTCGCCGGCATGTTGCTGCCGATGCCGCCGTCCAGCACGATCTCCGCGCGCTTGCCGCCGCCGATATATTCGAGCGCGCTGAAGCCCAGTTTTCCCAATGACGTCTCGTTGGTCTGGCGCTGGATGGCGATGGTGGCGGCGTCATAGGCAGCATAGTGCTCGGCGCTCATGACGATCAGGTCGGCATAATCGCGGCCGCGCGAGTTTTTGGTCATGATGGCGTTGAGGAGCGGCCGGATCGAGGTTGAGGTGACTTGCGTGGTCGCTGGTATGAGGGTCTGGGTCTGCACGTCGTAGGCCTTTGGCTGCCAGATCACCGCGGTGTTGCGATCGATGCCGCCATAGATGCCGGTGGTGGTACCGGCAATGGTCGGCAGTGCAGTCGCAAGGCCAGTCAACTGCTTGCCGCCGTTGGCCGTGCCGTCGCTGTAAATCGCCACGTCCATGGCGTCCTCGAGGGCGCGCTCGGCAGCCTCGAGGTAGGCGTCCAACACGTCGATGAGCTGTTGCTCGCCCTCGTTGTTGAGAATCTCTTGGTACGACAGCACGATTGGCACGACGCACATCTTCGGGTCGAACACCGCGTCGTTGAACAAATCGATCGCCGGGTTCACCAGTTGGTCGTAGCCGGAGTACCACTGCACAAGTTGCTTGGCGATTTGCAGGGTCTGTCTGATGCGCGGGCCGCTATAGGTCTGCCAGTTGCCCTTGCGCTTGGTGACAGCGAGCAGCGCGTTGTTGTTGGACACGAGGTCCTGGTATTCGGGCGAGCGGTCCTCCAGCGCCATCGACAAGATTTGCTGATAGGCGGTTGCGGTAGACGGGACGATATTGGGCACGGTGCTTCTCCAGCGTTACCCGTTAAATCAAAGCGAGCCATTCACGCGCTTGAACGCATTGGTGATGGCATCGCGGCGGCCGACAGGTGCCGAGCGCGGGCGTTGTCCGTTCGTCGGACCACCACCGGGAGCGCCGTGTATTGACCTGTCAGAGGTACGGGTCTGAGCCGTGCGGGTGCGGGTCTGAGCCGCTGGGGCCGGTGCTAATAATTCAGCGCGCCGGTAAGCTGTCTCGAGATTGTAGCCGTGACCGAGTTCACGAGTAATAAACTGATGCAGTTCATCCAGCCGCGGGTGGGTTTCGGCGAACCGATCGACTCCGCGCCGCATCCGGTTGAACTTCTGCCGATCCTGCATTTTTTTATTTTCCTGCGCAAGCCACTGTATCTGTGCCTGCATCTGCGCGAGCTGGTGGGCATGCGCTACTTGCGAGTTTTGCAACTGTGTGGCGCGGTGCTGATCGGGGCTTTGATTGAGCACATGCCAACTGACATCGCGCAGGCCCAAGCGTTGGCCATCACTGCTGCGCAGATTCATGTTGTTGACGAGCTTGTCGAGACCGCCGATCGGGTCGCTCAGCAGCATGCGCTCCATGGTCGTGTAGTTGTTCAGCACGCGGTCCAATGACGTGCCCTGCTGCTGCGCCAATTGGTGATAATGCCGGATGCTGTTCATGGCCTCGCTGTCGGCGCGATGCTGCGCATAGGCTCGACCAAATTCTTGGTGCATGCGGTAGACCTCGCCGCGCACTGCTTCGGGAACGGCGGCCCATTCCCGTTTGGCGTGCTCGGCCATGCGCGGCGGCGGCTGGTAATAGGGCGAGGTCGGCGGCAGTTGCGGCCCCGGCTGGCGCGCGGGCGCAATATTATTTTGCGCCGCAGCCTGCTGCGGGGCGAAATGCCCATGTTCTCCACGGGTTGCAGCGGGCGCAATATTATTGGAATTTTGCGCCGCGTCCGGCCGTTGCCGCAGGTTGATCGGCGGCTGTTGCTGCGGGCGCTCCCGCGCCGTGGGCTCGGGCGGCTGGTTGTGGCCGATCTTGGCCTCGGCCGGGCCCTTGCGCTCCACCCTGGCGCGCTCGAACGCCTTTGAGACGGTCTCGCGGCGCGACGCCTTGATGTCGTCGCTACTGCGCGGCGGGGCCTGCGAGCCGACCGGCGAGGGTGAGTTGACCGGGGCCTCGTTAATCGGGACTTCGCGGGCTGGTGCGGCGGCTGGAGCGGGTGCTGGCGCAGATGATGGGGCGGTCGGCGCTGGGGCTGGAGCAATGGCGACGTCGGTCATAGGATTATCCTCCCTATTATGCTGGGAGGCACCCTAGTCCGATCCAAGACATTTTGGAAATCTAGCCCGTGGCGGCGGCCTTCTTGATGGCGCGCTTGGCAGCACCGCGGCGCTTGACGCGCTGGTCGGCTTTGAAGAACTCGCGACCGACTGACTGCGGGATGTCTACCTTAGCGGCAAATTCTTTGCTGTGAGCGACCGCGCGGAAGAGGTCCGCCTGTGCTTTTGACTTGCTGGGCACGACTATCCCCGCTGGGCCCGGCGGCCCTGTTTGTATTGCGCCGCCGCTATTTCAAGTTGGCGATGGCGTTGTAGTTTGTTCTCGCGGTTGCCGGCGTTGGTGCGTTGCCTAGGTTTCGGCTTCTCCGACCCCACCTCGGTTAATCCGAGCGCCTTGCCGACAGCGCGGAAGGCGCGCTTGGACGAATAGTATTTCCCGTCCACCTGTTCTGTAGGCTCCATGGTGTCGCTGATGACGTAGGGCATCGGCAGGGTGGACTGTGCGCGCACTGGCTGCGGGTTACGGGTTGACCATCGGTTAGGAGCAACCTGATAGATCGTCACGGGAACACCTGCGTGCCGTTGACCGTCAGGGCAACATTTACGCCATCAGGCACGGTGACGGCAACCCACACGGTCGGGGTGGGGCGGTTGACGTCGGCGGGGGCTGGATAGATCACCTCGACATCGTCATCGGTGGTGATGCCGAGCGCGTCCATCAGGCCGGGGCTGATGTCGGCCACGCGGCCAGTGTTGGAATTTGGACCCCAATCTGCAGGGCTCGCCGCAAATTGCAGGCCAGTGCTCGGGGCGCGCACCAGGGCCATGTGCTGCAGCAGCGATTCCTTGGGATATTCGTCATAATCCCAGCGGCAGGCGATGTAGAACTGCGCCGGATCGAGCCGGCGCGCTAGGCCGGTGGTGCCGGGCGGCTGCTCGTCGAGGAACAGGTGGGGGGCGTCGGAGACTTCAAAAATAAATGCGAGCCCTTCTGATGGCGAGACACCCATGTCTTCGGGTCCGCCGAAGCTGGAACATTTTCCAACTAGCCTCATGCTCGTCATGGCACCGTCTGGCCTTTCATGCAGGCTGCCAGCAGCTCGAACACATGGGTGAACTGCTTGTCGATCGAGGTCTGGCGGTTGATGCTTGAGTATAGCACGGCGGCCAGGACGAACACCTGCAGCAGCACCAGCGCGAGCATGAGCGGCTGCGACTTCAAGGCGTCGATGCTGCCAGTGGCGACCTTGCCGGCTTGCTCGAGGACCATGGAAGCCTCCGTTTACAGAGGCATCATACTGAATATGCGCTGCGAGGGACATCGACACCCAACAAGTGCTGATCGATCCAATCCAGCACGGCCGACTTCGATGCTTCGAAATCCTTTTTGCCCATATTCCGGTAGCTCTGCGACATCGCCAGGTAGCGCCGCACGACCTTACCGCGCAAATCGATGATGCAGTAGTTCTCATCGTCCGCCTCGACCAATGCCGCGGCAAATTTCTGGGCGGCGCGGTTGGTCTCCAGCACAAAATCCTTCTCGGTGCAGTAGCCGGTGCGGATCAAGGCTTTGTGCCGCAGGCTTTCGCGGCTGGGATATTCGGCCGCCAGCGATTCCGGCAGGGTTTGCCAGCGGGTTTCAAGGGCTGCGAAATATTCGTTGTGGCTGGCCTGGCTGCGCTCGTCATGGACGATCAGCAAATAAACGCCGCCGCGCTCGAAATGTGCCTGGGCGACCGTGAGGTTCCTCGGGACAAACTCCGAGCCATTCCACCGAAACGGCAATGGCGGAGGCGTGCTCATACTCACGCTGCCACCGCCGCGTTGCCGTAGCGCGCAATCAGGTCTTTGACCACCGCCTCGACCTCGGCCAGGAACGCGCGCACCTGCGCCTCCAGGTCCTTGATATGGGCCTCATCGCGCGCCACGCGCTCCACATGCATTTGCATATTGGCCGGCAGGCGAGGATCGAACGAGACGTAATCACACCAGCTCCGTTGTGTTGTTGCCATCTGCCATAACATTTGGACCTCGTACTTGCCCGGTATGCAGGCGCCGCGCAGCGTGGAAATATGTGCCGCCGTGCCTGGACACTTGATCTCGATTAGTCCGTCCTCGCCAATGTATCCATCCGGCGAGGCACCAGCCCTGGCAATCCTCGGGTGCGGGACAAATCCGACCTCGGTCACGTCAACGCCGTGGATGAACGCATATGCGGCCCGCGCCTGCGGCTCGGTATCGGTGCCCCACTGCATGGCCGCGTTGCTGTAGTGCTCGGCCGGCACGCCGGTCAGCCGCTCGGCCACCAGTTCCGCGAGGTAATTTGCGCGCGATGCGCTCGGGCCGGACTTGGTCTTGGCGATGATGTCGGCGATGCGCGAGGCGGTGGCGCAGCCGAGCCGCGCGGTGCGCCAGGCATCGGTGCCCTGTAGCGTGTCGGTCATGTATTTCTCAATCGGTCTTGGGGTGGCGGGGGCCCTGGCCGCAAATTGCGTCGATGGCATGCTTGCGGGCGCGGGCGGCATCGGTGATGGCCTTTCTAGCGATCACAGACGACCAGGTGCGCCGGTTGATTTCCTTGACCTGCGTCGGCGTCAGCGCGATCGGTACTTTTGCACGCGAAACCCTGTTGGTGAGGCCCTTGACGGCCAGGCGGAGCGGCGTCGTCGGCAGGCCGAGCCGAGCATTTTCCTCGCAGAATTTTTCAATACGCTCGTGCGACAGCTCCGATTTCCGGCGCAGCGAATGCGGGATCATTTTTACGCCGCGGTTTTTCTTGTCGAGTTTCTTATCTGCCCGCCGCCAAGCGCGCCGCACCATGGCGCGGTAGGTGACGATCGTGCGGTTGAACACCACGGTCATGAGGCGGCCTTATGGCGGGCGGCGGCGGCGCGGTTGATGATGATCTCGGCGGCCTCGTAGCGGCTAGCGGGCAATTGATCGAGCGATGGGATTTTCGCGTAGGCACAAAATTTGGCGATGTCGCCGCCGGTTTCTGTAATTAATTTGCTCAATTGAGCTGCCTGATCTGTCGAGATAAACTCGGCGGTCTGATCGGCCATAACACCGTCATCGTCGTCTGCGGCGGCGAGGCCTAATGCCTGCACCAGCGAATACCTTTGTAAATAGGTCAAGGTGCTGCCGATCGATTGTATGGCGTTCTTGTTGCCGCTGGTGTCGGCCGGGCCGGAGAGGGTGTTTTCCTCGCGATGGCCACCCTCGTGGAACAACACGCATGTGACCGTGATGCGGTCGGTCTGCACGGTGCGAAAACGGTAGCCCAAACCATGCCGCGTGATGACGGGATCGACGGCGCGGGCAATCGAGGCAAAGTCAGCGTAGCGTTTGGCGTTGTGCCCGACAGCGGTGCGGACCACCGGCTTGATTTCGGCCTTAGCGGCGGCGATGGCGGCATCGAAGGCCTTGCGGGCGACGTTAGCCTCGAACCGCTCTTGTAACCCCATCAGGCGCTCGACCAGCTCCATGCTGGCGCCCGAGGCGACGGCGCGCGACAACATCTCCAGCGGCGTCGGGGCAACGATCGGCATTACGGTCGGCTGGTAGACCAAGGGGGACGGCTCGTTCATTTCAACTCCTTGAGCAATTTGTCTCTGGTCGCGCTCCAGCTCTGGAAGCTTAAATGCAATGCTTCCAGGTCGCAGGAGATCGGGTCCAGTTCGCGCAAGAGCGAGCGCAGCAGGTCATCGTTGAGCTGCAGCGTGGCGCGTGCCGGTGGCGGCCCCTCGTCGGCGTGGGTGCTGGGCAGCTCTTCGTCGGCCGGATTGGTGGCCTTGTGTGTGTCATTGGTTCGCATGGTTCACCCTATCACTTTGTTGACGGATTGTCGCGCCCCTTCGGTTTGGGCGGTGCCGTAATCGGGACGGTCTTGACCGGCCGCGAGTTGGGGAAATCTCCGCTCAGGTCGATCGAGCCCCAGCGCGTCATCGAGTTGCCGTTGAGCTGGTAGGCGCGCCAGAGCGCCTGGATTTTCTGCTCCTCGGTCGGCGCGACTTGCGCGCGAGCCGGGCCTATAAACAAGAGATGAGCGACGCTGAGGAGCAGGAACAACCAGAAGACAATTCCTAGGACCCCGACAATCGCGCTGCCTTTGTGGCGGCGCGGGCGGCGCTGTTCGTGCTGTGCTTCACGCACCCATTGCTCGCCAAAAGTTTCGTGCTTGGTGTTGTTGAGCATCATCCCGACCAGAAGTGCGACAATGACAATCTCAAACATGCTCAGGTTCCTCGACTTGCGCGGCGGCAATGGACGACAGCAGCAACAGGGCGAGCAGGTATTTCATGGTGACCACCACGCCGGTGGGATTGGGCGGAACGGGATGGGTTTTTCAACTGCTGGCAGATTGCAGCGTTGGTAAACACGGGGGTCTCCTTCGAGGGTTTGTTCTGGTCCCCAGGAAAGGCAAACAGTCTTCGCAGTAGCGGCAGGTTCTCTTTGAATGCTCCTGTCAAAGACAAGAAAGAGGACAGCCATTACCCACACGACGACCGGCAACAGCACGAGCACGGCCAGTACCCGCGCCCCGAACAAAACCATGATGGCGAATGCCACCAAGCCCAACAAAAAGATTTCCATGATCAACTCCCGCGCGGCCGGAAGGTGAGGCGATCGCAGTTCTTGCGGATTTGGTCGAGATCCATGATGACATTGTTGATGCGATGCCCGAGCGTGGCGACTGCGTTGACCGCCTCCAGCCCGACATGGATGGCCCTGGTCAGGTCTTGCTTGAGCAGCTCGAGGTCGGCGGGCGCGTCGCCATAGGTGTGGCTTTTAGGGGCCGTCGTCTTGCCGAGGTCTAAAGGTTTCCGGCGTTTCTTCTGCCTGCGTTTCATGTTGTTGTCCTGTCCTTGTTGACTTGGTTCGCCAGCGCCGGTCGGCGGCGACGATATCCTCCAGCCGCAGCGAGCCCCCCCGCCAGACGTTGATCTCCTCAAAGCGCAGGGGTCGCAGGATCATTTCCGTGTACAGGTCGGCCTCGCGCTTGAAGGAGAACGTCCTGGTGCGCGCCCGCCCCCAAAAATCCTGCCAATGCGCCACGAACACCGGATGGATGTGGCCGTCCTGCTCGATGCGCGGGACCATCGCGCTATAGTACGGGTGGCCCGGCAGCACGATCACGCCGGAGATGCCGTAGCCGTTGGTGAGCACGACCAGTTGGTGGTGGTCGCCGATCGAGGTGATGAGTTGCCGTGGTGGCGGCAGGGGTTTCGTGGCACTCACGAGCGCGTCTCCCTATGACGTAAGCCACATTGCCAGCACGGCGGCGAGCAGGAATGCGATGATCTGCAGTTCGAAGGTGCGTTCCAAAAAGCTCATTGCGGCCACCGCGTGACCGGCACGGCCACCGGCTCGCCGCGCACTAAAATGAGGTCACCGGCTTCGGTTTCGAGCAAATCAACCTCATCTTCGGCACAGCCGTGCAGGTGGACCATGAGGTGGACGATCCAGGTCCAGCCGTCGCCGGGGGCGGTGACGTTCCAGGCGACGGGCTTGCCATCGAGGTCGTTAATGTCGGTGCGGATCATGGTCTGTCCCTTGCTGGTGTCCGAGGGGCTTAAGTGAGGTGGGGGTTGAGTACTCGGGCTTGCACCGACACCAACCCTTGCGGGAATCTAGCGGCGTCTTCGTCCCACCTCGCCAAGCCCCTCGGCTCGACCGCCACCACCATACGCCTTGTAGACACCCTGTCAACAACAAATCGTGGCCGTCCCAATTAATTTTTGGACCGGGCGAGGTTGCCGTCCGTCCCCTTCCCGTCTACATTAGCGGTATGTCCAAATCACCGCTACATCCACTGAAAATTTGGCGGCATAGCTATGACCCGCCAATGACCCAGAGCGAGCTGGCGCGCCGGGTCGGCGTATCCCGCAGCCTCGTCAATAAGATCGAGATCGGCGAGCGCCAGGTTGGTCACGCGATCCTGCCGGCGTTTTGCAAGGCTACCCGCCTGACCGCGCGCGACCTGCGGCCCGATCTCGTGAAGGCCGTGCGGTCGGTGCTGCGGCGCTAGGTTTTGTAGAGTTGCGTACCCCGGTGCCGTGATGGCCCACGGCACCGGGGATCTTGCGAGGTGTAAAGATGCGTGACGACGTTGCATTCGAGCGGGCGCGGTTGTGGTTTGCCAGGGCCAATGGCTGGACGCGAGCGGCACCCGGTGCTTTCAGCCTCAAGACGTTGGCCCGCGGTGGGGTGAACGACGGGCGCTACGAGTGGTACCGGGACAGCCCGCCTGACCATGCCGAGCATTACCGCAAGAACCGTCGTGCAATCGCTATCGTCGGCCACAACTACGATGGTAGCGGCGCCGGCAGTGGTACGCATTACGGCACCGAGGATATTACGCGCTTCGCCGAACGAATGGGGCTAGTCGTGCATGTGGCACCCGCCGGCAAGGCGGCGAGCTGGTACTATCCTGGTGCCTGCACGCTGCTGGTGATCACGCGGCCTGGAATCGAGATTGTCTGGCCGACGCCTGAGCAGATGGCCATCACCAAGCAAGCGCATGACGACGAGGAGGCCCGGCAAAAGGAGAATGCCCGGTGGCTGCATAATATGGAGGTCATTCGCAAGGCGCGCCGGCAAGCAGCCTCCGCCACGGTGATCCCGATGCCACTGAAAGACGAGCGATGAGGCGTGACGAGCAGCGCGACCACATCGCGCTGGTGGCGCATCTGCGGCGGCGGGCGAAGCCGGGGCTTGTCTACTTTCATTCCCCTCAGGGCGCGCATTACCAGGGTCGGCAGGGTGCGCTATTCAAGGCCATGGGGGTCCGCCCCGGTGTTTCCGATTTGATTTTCTTGCACAAAGGAACCTTTTTCGCTCTTGAATTAAAACGCCTCAAGGATGCGAGAGCTACAGCATTACAGCACCAGTTCCTCCTGGATGTCCGCGCCGCCGGCGGGCTGACCGCCGTGTGCAAGGGCCTGGACGAGGCGTTGGCGCAGCTTGAAGACTGGGGCCTCGTTCTCGGCGCGACTGAGTTTGCGCTGCCGCTGCCGCTGCCGGATATCACAAAGCCCAAACGTACCAGGGCTGGCATGGCCGCCAAGGCCAAACCCCCCATAGCTTGACAAGTTGCAAATCAGTTTGCCCGCGAGCAATCTGCCGCGCAGGATAAGAATAACCCCGCCGGGACGGCGGGGCTAGGAAGTGAGTAGTAGGGATACCACCCTTCCTAGCATCCGGCCCCCATCGTTGCAAGGCCCTCTGTTGACCGAATGGCAACAGAGCGCGCAGCCATTTGGAGGACCTATGACCGAGCGAGAGGTGCCCCCGCATCTGCGGCGGCTGGCGCAGTTTGTGGCGGACAATGATGTGCCGCCGGGCCCGGTGCCGCCGGCTACGCTGGAAGCCCTGCTGTACGGCCTTTGTACCCGCGGCCCGGCGGCGCTCAAGGAGCCGGCCACGCAGCGTCGGCTGGCGCAGATGGATGGCAGGCAGCTGGCCGAGATCGTGGAGCGCCTGCTCAAGCCAAAATTCGGCCAGCCGTGGGCCGTCGCGGACGTCAAGACCCTGATGACCCTGCATGGGGCCATGAATGGGGCCATGGCGAAGATCATGGCCGACAAGGGCGGCGACGCCCTGATCGCCGAGGCCAAGGCGCAGGCGAAGGCGGAGCGGGTTTTTGGCCAGCGGACCCAGAACTACGCCACCGGCGAGTGGAACGAGCCGCCGCTGCCAGAGCCAGAGCCGCCGCCCCAGAACGGCAAGGGCCACGGGCCGCCGCCGCAGCCCGGCGGGCAAGCGCCAAGCGCATCAATCCAGCCAATCCGTTGGATGGACATGTCCAACTGGGATCATGAGCCGCGACCAGAGCGGCTATGGTCAATCCTGAACCGCGTCCCGGCTCGGCAAGCTGGGTTGTTTTCCGGTGAGGGTGGTGGTGGCAAGAGCATCATCGAAATGATGAAAGACGTTGCGCATGTTACCGGTAAGGACTGGCTCGGCTCGTTACCGATGCAAGGGCCCGCGTGGTATATCGGTGCGGAAGACGACGAGAATGAAATTCACATACGTTTCCACGACATTGCCGCGCATTACGGGGTTACATTCGAAGAACTGATTACTGGCGGTTTGCAAGTAATGTGCTTGCTCGGCCGCGATGCCACCCTGTGCGCGGCGGGGGGCAAGAGCGGCCGTATCGAAGTCACTGATCTTTACCGCCAATTGTACGAGGCCGCAGGCGACATCAAACCACAGAACATTAGTGTTGATACCCTCTCACGTGCCTTCGCTGGCAACGAGATGGATCGCGTCCAAGTCTACGCTTTCGCTATGCACATGCAGGCTCTGGCCATGGTGACGGGTGGCTCGGTAACCATTTTGAGCCACCCCAGCCTGCAAGGCATCAATAGCGGCACGGGGCTAAGCGGTTCTACCGCGTGGCATGGTGCTTTCCGGTTCCGACAGTACCTCAAGGGCGTCAAGACCGAGGGCGGCGAGGCGTTCGACAGCGATCTACGCGAGATCGAGTTCAAGAAAAACCAGTACGGCCCGCGAGGTGAGACCCTCACCTTGCGATATCAGCGCGGTCTTTTCCTGCCGGTTGCCGGTCCCGGCTCGCTTGAGCGGGCGGCTGCTGAGCAAAAGGCCAATGACATTTTTCTTGTGCTTTTGCGGCGGCTGATCGGCCAAGGACGCAATGTTACCGACAAAACCGGTACTAGTTACGCGCCGGCCATCTTTGCCGACGAACTGGAGGCAAAAGCAGCCAAGATCGGGTCGAAGGAATTGGCGGCAGCCATGCTGCGGCTGTTCAATGCCAGGGCGATCAGAGTCATTACCGAAGGCCCCCCCAGCCGGAAGCGTACCAAAATTGTGGAGCATGAATGATGCCTTCCACCGCCCATTATGATACCGTTCCACCGACTCTTCCACCGCCTTCCACCACCATTATGATACCTCCCGTGCCCCAGCAAAAACGCTTCCACCGCCTTCCACCGGCCTAGCCACCATACCCCCCCATACCCCCCCATACCCGGTGGAAGGTGGAAGAGGGTCCCCTTTGGGGGGGGACCCCACCTCCCACCGGGGGGAAGAGGGGGACGACAGGAAACCTTGCCCGCTATAATCGCCCCGGCCTATAACAGCGCAACGGGGCAGTGCTTGCGGCACCGCCCCGCCACTTGGCCCAGCATCCTTGTCGGAGGACACCATGCCCGTTCCCAAAATAGCATTCCCTTCCATCGTCCGAACACCGTCGTTCCCGGAGGGGCTCCCCCAGGACCTCAACGATTGCGTTGTGGAACAGGTACGCACGCTCTACGCCAAGCACGGCCCCGCTGCCTTCGCCATGCCGAAGGATGCCGCCGCTGCGCATGAGGCCGGGCACGCCATCGTCGGAACCCACGAAGGACTGGCCATCACAGGCGTCAAAATCTTCTCCCGGCAGGTCCCGCTCTTTGGCGAAGCATGGGCCGGCCTTTGCGATGGCGAGGCTTGGCGGTCAGACCCCGGCACGAGCCCTGAGGACGATATCCGCAATTCTCGGATGACCATTGCCGGACTAGCTGGCGAAGCCTTCGCTCGCGTGGATAAGCCGGCGTCGTCGCTGGATGAATTGGTGATATCCCAAATGCTCGGCGCTAATGCAGTCCGCAAGCTCAAACCAGAATTGAACCTCGAACAGCTCAACACCGAATCGGAACGCCATTGGCATGAACAAATCTGGAGAGCAGTACTGCTGATCCTGCGCAAGAATGCCGTTCCCTTCACTCGGTTGTCCAACTACCTTTTTGAAAAAGAGAAAATCAGGGGCGACAAACTGCGGAAAATCCTGGCGCAAATCAAACCTGCCCCATGCCCGCCCTCCCCATCCCCCGGCTCGCCGCCCTGATCCGCCTGCTGGCCAGCGATCGTGACGGCGAGGTCCTGGCCGCCGTCGCCGCCATCAAGCGCACCCTTAAGGCAGCCGGCAGCGACCTCCACGCCTTCGCCGGCCAGCTCGGCGGCAATGGCAGGATCTCCGACCACGACATGCAGCGGCTGTTCGATGCCGGCTACAAGGTCGGGCTCGAGCAGGGCAAGGCCCAGGCTGCACCAGACGCCCGGCCGGAAACCTCCCGCCGCGCCCTGAGTTGGCGCGAGATCGCCCGCCGCTGCCAGAAACTCGAGCCCCTGCTGCACGAGCGCGAGAAGCAGTTCGTGCTCGACATGACCCGGCGCCGCCTGCTCACCGCACAGCAAGCCGACTGGCTGGCCGCAATCTACCTGCGGCTCGGTGGTAAGCCGCAGAACATACCAGACGTAGGTTGACAGGCCGTCAACGCTAGGCGTAAACGCAATGCATACTGCCCAGCAGGAGGCCGTCCAGGGCTAAGCATGGAAAAATTGCCAGATCCAGACCCGCGGCGAGGAGGCGAAACGCCAATGACCGAACGTACCGACAAGATTGCCCGGCAAATTCTCGATGATCGCGCCAAGCAGGCCGATCGGCAGCAGGAACGCCTGCAGGAACGGCAGCACGACAGAGCGTCCGGATGGGCACACTCGATCGGCTTCGATCCCTACCAAGTCACCAACTGGAAAACGATCGCAGGGCCAGACCCCGGCTACCTGCCGAAAACCCCAATGCGGCAGGGGGCGGTTGGCTTTTACATCAACTGCAAAGGCTGCAACGCCACGTTCGAAAGCAAGGGATGGGCCTATTGCCCCAAGTGCATGGAATTGCCTGCTGAAGAGCGGCACGCCCTGAAGCCTGCCGTTGTCGGCCGAATGTGCCAAGCCCCACGGTGCGAGAACCCAATTCCACGGAACGCCAGGGCCGATGCAAAATACTGCTCCGGGGCTTGCCAGTCGAGGGCCGCGCGGGCTGCAAAAAACGACGGAGATAACCCCGACAGGCTAGGGTGATGGCACCCCCCCCTGAAACGACTGGGCTAGCGCATTTTTTCCCCAACGAAATCAATGGCCGAAAATGGGTTGCCGCGATCAGTGCCATCCCCTTGCTCCTGGCCGGCCTCGGTGCTGCCCACCGGAGTACCGTCGCGCCTATGGATAAAACCTCCCCCGCCCAAGGACAGGTTTTGTCCATACCGAACCCCGTCCCGCCAAAGGCCGACCGATTGTCCGCCGTAGAACCGCCGGCAGCGCCGCCCGTAGCCCCGCTGGCGCAGTTTCCAGGATGGGCCGGGGTCATCGAGGGCCTCCAAGCGCCAAAACCGTCCCAGCCGCCTCCTGTGACACAGGAACCGCCGTTGCCGAAAAGCCACACCGCAGCCGCCAGGCGGATGCCACTGTGCAACCAGCACCACCTGCGAACGGTATGGAGCACAAAGTACCAGTGGCGCTGCCGGCGTTGAACCGGCAAGGTTTCACCTGACACAAACCAACATGATCATGACAATCCACACCCCGCTCTGGATCATCGGAGTAACCGTCGCCTTCGCGCTCTGGCTCGTGCTGGTCGGCGCACTGGGGCCGTGATTGCACGCGCACGCCTGGCGTGAAATATTGCCGCGCATGAGCAATGCTAAGACCGTGTCGCTGATCGACCACGAGATCAGACAACTGCGCGAGGCGGTCATGATCCATATCGAGCGGATCGACCTCACCGTCGCCGAGTTGCGCGCCGCGGTCGAACGGCTGCAAAACCAGGGAGGGGGGGTGCCCCTTAAGTAATTGCCGCGCAAGAAAGTACCGCCGGACATCTCGTCCTTGTGCCGCCAGTACACCAAGGAAAGCATTCACGCGCTCGCCGACATCATGCGCAGGCCAGATGAAGCATCGGCGTCCCGTGTGGCTGCAGCCAATAGCCTGCTCGACCGCGGATGGGGTAAGGCGGCACAGACGACGACGCTCGTGAGCGGCGAGAACAACGCTGGCTTCAACATCATCATCCGCCACGCCGATGAGTGACATCCTCATCCCGCACAACGGCTGGCGCGCACGACCGCACCAGATGGCGCTGTACAAATACTTGCGCGGTGGCGGCAAGCGCGCGGTTGCCATATGGCACCGGCGCGCCGGCAAGGACGAGGTCTGTTTGCATTACAGCGCGATCGCTGCACTGACGCGGCCGGCGAATTACTGGCACGTGCTGCCGCTCTACACGCAAGGGCGCCGCGCAATATGGACCGCCGTCAATCCGCATACCGGCAAGCGCCGCATCGATGAGGCGTTCCCGCTCGAACTGCGCACGAATACCAATGATCAAACCATGCAGATTCGCCTGGTGAACGGCTCAACCTGGAGCGTGGTCGGCAGCGACTCGGATAATCTGGTGGGCGCCTCAACCGCTGGGATTATCTTCAGCGAATACGCGTTATCTAATCCTAGCATGTGGGCGTTCTTCAAACCCATCCTGGAGGAGAATAACGGCTGGGCGGTATTCATCTCGACGCCGCGCGGGCATAACCATTGCAAGGCGATGTACGATCATGCCGCCAGCACGCAGGATTGGTTCAGCCAGGTACTCACGGCGCGTGACACCGGCGCGCTGTCGGATGCCGCACTGGCGGAGGCCAAAGCCGAACTGATCGCGCTCTACGGCACCGACATGGGACGAGCTGCCTTTGATCAGGAGTACATGTGCTCGTGGAACGCCGCCGTGCTCGGCAGTATCTTCGCGCTGGAAATGGCAGCCGTGCGGGCCGAGGGCCGCGTGCTGCCGATCGAGGCGATCGCCGGCCGGCCAGTCGATCGGGCCTGGGATCTGGGCACGCGGCACTCCACTGTGATCTGGATGTTTCAGTCAGCGGGCGCGCAAGTCCGGGTGCTCGACTGCCTGCCGGCATCGGGTGCCGGTATCGAGTATTACCGCAACGAGCTTGAGCGGATTTACGCCGAGCGCGGCTGGACCCACGGCACCGACTACGTGCCGCACGACGCCAAGGTGCTAGAGTTTGGCAGTGGCCGCACCCGCGTCGAAATGATGAAGAGCCTCGGCCTGGCGCCAATGCTGGTGCGTGATGCATCGGTGGAGGACGGCATCAACGCGGTGCGGCACACGCTGCCGCTGTGCGTGTTCGATCCGCGCTGCGAGCGCGGCCTGGCGGCGCTTGAACAGTACCAGCGCGAATGGGACGACGACATGAAATGCTTTCGCGTGAAGCCGCGCCAGGATTGGGCGACCGATTTCGCCGACAGTTTTAGGTATCTGAGTATGGCATGGCAGCCAGCCCCGCTACGTACCGTCAGGGTGCCTCCACGTCAAGGAATTAGCATTCCACCACCGCCCGAACCGCAGCGTGGGCGCATTCAGTTATGAGGATGGAGCTTTGAACTGCGATGGAACCTGACGAAACCGGCTTTGAATTGGAAGGCGAGGAGTTCATGTGCCCGATAACTGGCGGACCTTGCCGCGCGGCGGAAGACGGCTGGTTGTGTGAGGATTATGGATGCATTTTGCGGCATCAATTAACAGGGTCGGCAAGTGAGTGACCTCGTCATCCCGCCGCCCGACGATGTGCCGATGCGGGGACGCATACAGCTGTGAAAGCCTACTACAACGAGATCGACCGCTACTGCTGCGACTGGCTGTCCAACCTGATGGACGCCGGCCACATCACGCCGGGGACCATCGATGACCGATCAATCGCAGATGTTTCCCCCGACGATGTCAAAGGGTTCGAGCGCGTGCATTGGTTCGCAGGCATCGCCGGCTGGGACCACGCCCTTGACCTCGCCGGATGGGGACCGCGACCTGTTTGGACAGGCAGTTGCCCCTGCCAGCCGTTCAGCGCCGCCGGCAAAGGAGGCGGTGGCCAGGACGACCGGCACCTATGGCCGCATTGGCGCCGTCTCATCGGCGAGTGCAAGCCTGACATCATCTTTGGCGAGCAGGTTGCGGCAGCGGTTGGATGGGGCTGGCTCGACGCTGTTCTCGGAGACCTGGAAGCGGAGGGTTACGCCACGGGGGCGGCCGTACTTGGAGCACACAGCGTCGGCGCGCCGCACATCCGGCAGCGAGTGTGGTTCGTGGCAAACGCCGATGGCGGGATCGAACCGCAAGAGCGACCGAGCGATGAGGTCCTCTCGCGAGGGCGGCGAGTCGAGCCCTCCTGGCCTGGAGCAACAGGCGGAGATGGCTTCCTGGCCGACGCCGGCATCAACGGACCTGAAGATGGCTGGATCGGCCGGGAGCAACTGGAAACGCAATCGACCGGAGACAAGTGGAATGAGGTTGAACGATCACGTTGTTCATCGTGGTCCGATCTCGTCTGGCTCCCCTGCAGCGACGGAAAGGCGCGGCCAACTCAACCCGGCCTTTTCCCGTTGGCTCATCGGACTGCCGGCCGTGTGGGACGGCTGCGCGCCTACGGGAACTGCATCGTCCCGCAAGTCGCGGCGCAGTTCATCGCCGCCGTGATGGAGGCGCGTCCATGAGCCCTTGGCGAGAACGCTCGCATACGATGCTGCGGGCGCACTGGCACACGCTGGTGGTGGTTGCGGTCGCGGTGGCGGTCGTGCTGCTGATCCTGCTGCTGGCCGCGCAGGTGACGCAATGACCGAGCGCAGAGCGAGGTAATGCCATGGCTGACGACAAGCCGCCCGTCGAGGAAGATATTCGCACCGACGATGCCGAATTTAATCCCGCGATGGAGCCGCGCAAGTCACGCGCCTGGCTCAACCTGCTGATCGAGAGCGAGAAGGCCTTCGAGAGCTGGAACCACCACTGCGACAACATCGATAAGCAGTATGCGAGCCTGGAGCGGTTGGCCAACATGTCGCGCGAGCGCGAGTTTGCGATGTTCTGGGCCAATTGCGAGGTGCTCAAGCCCAGCATTTACGCGCGGGCGCCAGTCCCGGTCGTGGTGCCGAAATTCAAGGACCGGAGGCCGGTGTACCAGGAAGCTTCCGAGGTCATGGAGCGCTGCGCGATTGTCAGCTTCGACCTGACGTACATCAACGATGTCATGTTGCAACTGCGGGACGATCTGGCTCTATCGGGTCGCGGCGTGGCGTGGTGCCGTTACGAGAGTGGCGGCGGCGACGGCTATTACAACAAGAGCGAGCGCGTCTGTGTGGACTACAAGCATAGGCGCGATTTCCTGCACAGCATCTCGCGCTGCTGGTACGAGGTCACCTGGGTGGCGGCGGCCAGCTACCTGACGCGATCGGAGGCGCGCGATCGCTTCGAGCCGCACTCGGGCGACAGCTACCAGGAGGCCGAGTACCGCGTGGACAAGGACGCGCAGAGCATTGGCGGCGCCGACAACCGCGAGCGGGCGAAGTTCTGGGAGATTTGGGACAAGACCTCGCGGCGTGTCGTTTGGGTGGCCGAGGGCTGCGAGGACATCCTCGACGAGGACGACCCGCACCTGGATTTGGATTGCTATTTCCCCTGCCCGCAGCCGGTGTACGGGACCACTCAGCGCGGTAGCCTCGTCCCCGTCCCCGACATGATGCAGTACCGCGATCAGCTCGAAGAGGTGAACATGCTGACCGGGCGCATTCATGCGCTGTCGGATGCGCTTGAGGCCAAGGGGTTTTATCCCGCGGGCGGGGCCGAGATTTCCGACGCGGTGCAGTCCGCCGTGAAGATGAAAACGCCCGGCCGGCTGCTCGTGCCGATCAGCAATTGGGCGGCGTTTGGTGGTTCGAAAGAAGTCATTGTGTGGCTGCCGATCGACATGATTGCGGAGTGCATCACGCAGTTGGTCGCGCTGCGCAAACAAGTCATTGACGACATTTACCAGATAATGGGGTTATCCGATATCATGAGGGGCACCACGAACCCCACCGAAACTCTCGGCGCGCAGGAACTCAAGACGCAATACGGCTCGACGCGCGTGCGCGACAAGCAGTACGCCATGGCGCGCATCGCGCGCGACCTCGTGGCGATCACCTCGGAAATCATCACCGAGAAATTCAAGGCGACCACCATCATCGAGATGTCGCAGACGCAACTGCCGACACAGGCGATGCAACAGAAGCAGTTGCGCGACCTCGGCCAACAGGTGCAGCGGGCGCAGATGATGCTGCAGCAGCTGCAGCAATCGCCGCAGGCGCAGAGCGTGCAGCAGCCCGGCATGCCGCCGGGGCCGCCCGACCAATTGTCGCAACAGATGCAGCAAGTGCAGATGGCCTTGCAGCAGGCGCAGTCGCAGTATCAGAAGGTGCAGGCGCAGCCGACGATCGAGCAGGTGTTAACTTTCCTTAAAAACAATCGGGCAAAATCGTTTGTGCTCGACATCGAGACCGACTCAACCATCATCCCGGACGAGAACGCCAGCAAGCAGCAACACACCGAATTTCTCGCGATGCTCAGCCCGGTGTTGCAGCAACTCATGGAGATGGTTGCGGCCGAGCCGGGCACTGCGAGTTTCGCCGGCGACATCTTGAAGTTTGCCGTGGAGCCGTTCCGCGTCGGCCGTTCACTCGATGGCTCGATTGATGAGCTGGTCGAGAACGCCAAGGCCAAGGCCGGGCAGGCGAGGGGCGACGACCCTGCGACACAGCAAGCGAAAACGGCCTTGCAGATAGAACAAGTGAAGTCGGCACGACAGGCGGAGCGCGACAAGGCGGACGTGGCACTTAAAGCAAGAGAGATCGATCTCAAGGACAAGCAGGCGACTGCCAAAATTGTCAGTGACCATCAACTCAAACTAGCCGAACTCCAACAAAGGCAAGGAGAAACTGCCATTAAAGCTGCCGATGCCCACAGGAAAGCACTGCACGAAACCTCTGTTCACCAAGCGGATGTGTTAGGCAAGGCCGCGGATATCCGATTGCAGCAGCAGCAGATGGCCATCGATCAAGCTTCTGAAATTGCCCGGCAGGGTGAAGCTGCTGCACAGCAAGCCGCGCAGCCGTATCAGCAGCCGAAAGGGTTCACGCCATGAGCAAATGCCAGCCCCGGTTTCCGTCAAACCTGCGGCTGAGCAAGCCGCTGCAGCTTTGGGGGAACCATCGCCGCTCGTTCAAGCAGGCGGCGTATGACGATCGCGATGCGCCTGCGGCGATACCCCGGAAATTCCTGCGGGCTCGCAGCACCGCGCCGATCACGCTCGCGAAGCTGTCGTTCGACAAGCCCAAGGATAACCCGTGAACAGGCGTCACCCTGGCGTGTTAGTGATGGCGACCAAAACTGAACGCGGCAAACCCAAGGACAAAGCCAATGTCTACTTTCCTAGCCTACATCACGATCGTCGATCAGAACGCCTACCCCGGGCAGGGATTGCCTTCCGGAGGAAGGCCAGACCAATCTCTTCCCGGCCAACCGGGACATCCGGGACAAAATCTGCCGTGGGCTCCGGCCCATCCTGGGCAGGGACTTCCAAATCAGCCGGGTCACCCCTCGCAGGGTCTCCCCGGACAAGGTGGCCAGCCTGGGCAAAATCTCCCATGGCAACCCGGTCACCCATCGCAGGGCCTGCCGGGACAGCCCGGCCGTCCGGATCAGGGCCTGCCAGGCGGGCCGCCCGGACAGGCCGGCACACTGCCGGGCGCTCCTCCTGGATTCATGTTGGTATGGATACCGGGCCAAGGCTGGCAGTACGTGCCGAACCCTGGCGGGTCCGGTGGCCAGCAGCCGCAGCCGCAGGGCGGCCAGCAAGGCGGCCAGCAAGGCCAGCAGGGCGGTCAGGGCGGCCAGCAGGGTGGCCAGCATCAGCCTGGACAGCAGCCGGGTCAGCAGGGCGGCCAGCAGCATCAGGGTGGCCAGTCAGAGCATCAAGGCGGCCAGCACCAGGGCGGCCAGCAGTCCGGCCAGCACCAGGGCGGCCAGCAGGGCGGCGGCCGACGCTAACCGTTTAAGGCGCGCCATCGCCGCACGCGGTGGCGCGCCATACCTACCGGAGGACGTTCGCAGATGGCCAAGGACAATCCACTGTTGTCATTGTCGGATGGGCTGGATTTGGATGCTTTGTTCCTGGCAACCATGTTGGAGGTGGCGGACAACCCGCGACTCACGATGTATGAAGCGGTTGGGAAGGCTCAGCATGGGAAAAGGTATGTTGACCTGAAAGCGGAGCACGCGGCCTGGAAGAAAAAGCATGCGCAGTAAGGAGACGTGATGGCCCGTGACGACTATTACATGGGGTCACTGGCAAATCTTGACCCTACGCGCGGGGCCTATCCGGGCTGGCAGGAACCACCTGACGAAGGGGCATGGTCACGCGGGGTAGCGGCTGCCGCCGACATCAACGCGCGGCCCTTGCCGCTGCCGCTGCCGCTGCCGGGCTGGGGCGGCAACCTCGCCGAGATCGGCGGCCGCATGGGCGATATCGCCAAAGCCCATGACCCGTTCGCGGTGCCGTATGCCGTGGCTAATTTCAAGCCGGAGGTGCCGGGACAGTGGTCCGAGGGCGACGAACAACGGCTGCGGGACCTGAATGAGAAGGTGGGGGACTGGGCGCCGCAGACGGCGTTCGGGATGACGTTCGACCCGTTCCGCTTTGGCCAGCGTGGCGCTGTGACCATGGGCGCTGGGAGCAAGATCATTCAGCCCACCGAGCGGCCGATCGGCAGCGTGGCCGAGCCGATCCTCGCCTATCACTCCTCGCCGCACGATTTCGATCGGTTCGACCTCTCCAAGATCGGGACCGGCGAGGGCTTTCAGATGTATGGGCACGGGATTTACGTCGCCGAGAACCCGGCGGTGTCCGGGCAGGGCGGGGAATATTGGAAGCAATTTTTAGAAAGATTTCCGCCGGCCGAAAGAGCCGCGGCCGAGCGATTGCGATTGCATGAGTTCAATCGTGACAACGCAATTGCCGGCACCAAGACGGACATCAGGGATTGGACGCAGGAGTTGCCTAATATCCCATCTCAATATCCATCACTATTGGAGCAGGGCCAGCGACGCGCATATGCTGAAAAAATGCTAGCGCAGAGACAACATGAGCTTTCTCTGCTCGAAAGCGGCAAGCCGGTCGGCCCGCGCACCTACGAGGTCGGCATTCACGCCAAGCCCGAGCAGTTTTTGGATTGGGATAAGCCGTTGAGTGGGCAGTCTCAGCAAGTCCGAGGGGTTGCAGAACAATTCAAAGTGCCACTTGAAAAACAATACTCCGCCCCTGGCGTTGACCCGTTTCCGATTTCTGTATTTGGAAAAGGATTATATGAGAACATTGCTCGATCTCATGCTGGATCATGGAACGATAAAGCGGCGGCTTCTGAAATTTTGCGCGAGGCCGGCATTCCCGGCATCCGCTACCTGGACCAGGGATCGCGCTCGCGCGCAGACCTGCCGATGATCGAGGCTGAGCATTCCCGGCTGATGAAATTGCTGGAGGGCGGCGTCGACGAGTACGGTCGCTCAATAGGAAGCCGGCGCGCGGCACTGCAAATCTCTGCGGATAACTTGGCCAAGGACATCGCGAATGTCAGGAACAATGCAAGGACCAGCAACTACGTGGTTTTCAACCCACAAAGCCCGATCAGCCGCGTCCAGATCATGCGCAAGTACGGCCTCGCCGGGGCGGTGCCGGCGATGGGCGCGCTGGCGGCGGCCGACCGTTATCAGGGAGTCCAGTAAAACGCCCTTGCCTACCCTGTGACGACCTGTCAACATGGCGCCGTTGCAACCACTCACCCCACGGGGAACCCCACCATGAAACGCTTGCTAGCAACTACCGCAATGCTCCTGGCCATGACGATGGCCAGCCACGCCGACATCGTCCTCGGCGGCCAGACCTGGAGCTTCAACGGCGTTGACACGCTGACGCTCACGCCGGTCGTGCCCGGCGGCAACCAGCCGCTCAACGTGCAGTGCATCATCTGCGGCGCCAACCAGCCGCAGCAGTCACCGACGTTTGGCTACACCGATTTTGGCAATGCCGGGAACCAGACCTCCGAGGTCTATTTCTCGACCAACGTCTCGGGCGGCGCCAATCCCGGCACCAACACCATCGGCATCGGTTACGACGGCACGTTCCTGCGCAATTACCTGATTGCCAACGGCGACAACAATCTGCGGTTCACGGTGGGCGTGGACGCCAACGACACCAATCAGCCGCAGACGTTGCAGTCGTTCTTCTTGTTGAACCTGACGACGCACACGGTGTTGTCGGCATTTATCAACGGGACGACCGGGAATATCGCCAGCCAGAACAACGGCACCGGGTTCCCGGACTACACCTTGGGGACCTTCGACATCTCGCTCGGCACCGACATTCATCTGGGCGACAAGCTAATCTTCTTCGCGAACATCCAGAACGCCAACGATGGGCCCGACAGCTTCTTTATCCAGCCGATCCCGAGCCCGCAGGCGGTGCCGGGTCCGGTGGCTGGGGCCGGTTTCCCCGGCATCCTGGCCGGCCTGGTCGCCCTCTGGGGCTTGGCGATGAAGCGGCGCCGTCGCAACCCGGTTTAGTCCCACCCACGGCCTCACAAGGAGAATTCCCAATGAGAAAAATGCTACTCCCCATCGCGGCGCTGCTGGCGTTGTCGGCGGCGTCTCCCGCTAACGCGCTCATCATCAAGGACTTGGGCAACAACCCCAACAGCGCCACCGGGGCATTCAACAACAGCGTGCTCGGGACGACGTTCACCGATCAGTATACCTTCCACCTAATCGGCTCGCAGTTCCTCACGTTCGCCAGCGCCACCAACGACTTCACGCAGCCGACTGACTTCATCACCGCCTTCACCGGGCAGTTGTTCAACTCAGGCGCCAATGGTTTGCCTGGCGGTGGCGATGATACGGCCGTGGGACCGCTGGTGGCGGCGGTGGCTTGCCCGACCAACCCACTCGGGTGCCAGGTGCTGGCCGGCTCCGCCATCCTGGCGGCCGGTAATTACTTCCTCAACATCGCCGGCACTGGCGGTGGCACCTCGGGCTATGGCGGCAACCTGACCACGACCGCGGTGGCGGTGCCAGGCCCGATCGCCGGGGCCGGCTTCCCCGGCATCCTGGCGGCCCTGGTCGGGCTGTGGGGTCTCAACAAAAGGCGCCGTGCGCGCAACCACGGCGTAGCGTAGTCGGGGCGGCGGCTCAGACGCCCCTGTCCATGCCGCCGTTTCCGGGCCCCCGCCTCCGCACCGAGGCGGGGGTTTCTTTGTGAGGCATGCCGGATGCAAGGACTGCCGGATGCAAGTACTGCCGGATGCAAATAAAACGCTCACACTGTACGGATTGTGGAAAGCCGCTCGACGCTGCGGTGTGTCTGGAATCCGAGACAATAATGCCAACCCCGGGTGATATCACCGTCTGCATAGGCTGTGGGCACATCATGGCCTTTGACAAGGATTTGGAGCTGCGAAATCTTAACGACGCCGAAATGGTGAAAATCGCTGGCGATCAACGCATTTTGACAGCTCAACGATTGTCCTCACACTACCGGCGAAGGATGAAGCCATGAAAATTCCGGTGCCGATGCCGTTGGTGCATGCCTTTGGCTGGCTCGGGCGCTTCGGCAATGTGCCGGTGTGGGCGCGCTACGACCTGCGCCGGATCGATCTCGTGATTGCAGCCGGAGGCATCGTGGCCGTCGGATTCTACGGCGGTCGCTACGGTTGGCCGGGCGCAGTGCAGGCTGCCGTGATGTTTGCCGCCGTGACTGCGCTCGCCCTATTCATCCGGCCGGCAAATGATGCATGATGCTGCCGGCTGCGGCGGTGTTATCCTGTCCAGACAATCGTCGCGACCAAAGGCCCTCGCCCGCGGTCTAGCCACTGTTGCGGCGGGGGCCGCAATCACAAGGAGCCATGCCATGGCGCAAAATGCGATAACGGTTTTAAATCCTAACCCTACACCGCCCACCAACTTTCCTAACGTCTTTCTTGGCCAGACCCCGCCGAACGCGCCTTCACAAACAAGTATAGATGACGGCACATCTAGTACCGTCACAGTATTCGCCGCCAAGCGGACCTCGGTCGATAACACCGGCTATCCCAGCGTGGACAGCGAGGGGTCCGGCACCGAGGTCGTGGTGACCGCTCCGGGATCGCGCGCGGAGTGTCCGACGTTGGCATTCTCCTGCCTCGGCAACTACACGACCACGCCGAACGCGCAGCATGCGTCCAGCCTATCGCCGGCGGCAACGACGCTGGTCAGCATCAGCCCGACCACGACCGTATCGGGTGCTGGCACGCAAGCACTCACCGCGACCGGAACCGGCTTCACAAAGCAGAGTGTTATCACGGTAAACGGCCTGGCCCAGCCCACGACTTACGTCAGTTCGACCTCGTTGACGGCGACGCCCACTAAAAAGCTAACCGCAGGCACTTGGCCAGTGGTCGTGACCACTGCAGGAACCGTGCAGACTGCGAGCCAGACCTGGACATTTACGTGATCTCGCGCGTTACCTCGGCACCCGCAACAGGAGAACGATCATGAGCGACCAGTGGAATCAGAACCAGCCGAGCCAGAGCCAACAGGCCGGGATGCAGCCGGGCGAACTCCAGCGCCAGGCCGGGCCGTGGCAGCAGCCGCTGCAGCGCAACGAGCGCATGCAGCAGCAGCAGGAGCGCAACGCCATTGCGCAGAATACGGGCGGCGCCGGCGAGGGCGTCGACATGGAGCAGGTCGCCGGCATGATCAAGGCGGAATACGCCAATGTCGCGCAGCCGGGGCTTGACCCGGCCAACCGGCCGAGCGGCGAGGTCGCGGGCGAGCGCAACCCGCACAAGTCAACGCGCGACCTTGAGGACATCACCGGCAACCCTGGCCACCGCGGTGTCAATCCGAATGCACCGGCGATATCCGTTAATCCGATGCCGAGTGCGCTGGAGGGTTACCCCTCGATCAATGAGCCGCCTGGCAGCAACGTGCTGCCGCCGCTGGAGATCGGTGAGGGTGAGAACCAGCGGTTAGAGCGGCAGTCGCAGCAAGGCGGGCAGCCGGGCCAGCAGGAGCAGCCGCAACTGACCGATCAGCCGGGCCAGCAGGGCCAGCCGCCGTGGCAGGGGCCGTACCCGCAGCAGCCGCAGCAGCCGCAGCAGAACGTGTTCAGCGAGCCGCCGCCGGTGCGGCCGTACTGATCATGGGCTTGGCGGTCGTCACGGTCACCAGCGGTGGGTTGCCGGTGGCAGCCGGCACCGGAGGTTTGCCCGTAACCGAGGCCGCCAATGGCCGCGGAATTGCCGTGACCAAAACAGCCGGTGCAGGCGGCGGCATCCCTGTCGTGTTCGTGACTGAGGCCGGCGCGGTGGTGCCGTCATTGGTGCCGACGACGTTCAATGGTGCCGTGACGGCGGGCTGGCCGGCATGAGCGGATGGCCCACGCAGATCGAACGCATGTTCAACCTGCACCCCATGCTGATTGCACTGGCGTTTCTCTGCCTGCTCGGCAATGCGATCGCGCTTATTGCGGTGCTGGTGCTGCTGACGATGTAGCGGTGTGCCCGGTGTCCACCATGCGCTGCGCGATGGCGCGCTTGGCGGCGTCGCTGATGTCCTTGGTGCGCAGCACCTTGAGCCACTTGCCGACGTGGCTGCCCTGCTCCAGCAGATTGGCCGCCTCGATCTCCAGCAAGGCCGCCAGCGTGGCCGGCGACAGCATCAGCAGCTCGTGTTTGTGCGTATTGAACACGCGGCCGGTCGTCTCGATCAGTTCGCGTGGGCGCGCCGTGACGCAGAAGATGTAGACCAACAATTCGGCCTCGGGGCCGATCAGTTGCACGATGGCGTTGCGCTCCTCGAGCGGCCAGGTCTTGTGGCGGAAATGCCTCGTGCCGTAGATCGAGTGGAACAGGCCGGCCGTACAGATTTCCGGCGGGTTGCGCCACGCCTGCAGCAGGTCGTGGGTGCCAAGTAGATGGTCGTAGAGGCTGCGGCCGCTATGGCGGATCTTGTTGGCGTTCGCCTGGATCGTCAGGAAGTGTCGGTGCTGGTCCTGGATCATCGGGCAACTCTGATTTGAAGGCGAGGACAACGCGCAGCACCGGGCAGGTGCGCGAGACGCCGCGGGCGACGTGCGGCATGTTTCCGCGAAAGATCGCCAGCCGGTTCGGGCGCGGGTAGATGCTGGTGATGATGTCAGATTTGTCGGGCGTGAATATCACGGTTTCGCCGGCCCAATTGGGCTGCCAGTCGGCGTTTGCGTAATACACGCATGTGTAGCTGCGATCTGATTTGCTGTCGGTATGCACGGTGCCATCGCTGCCGTAGGTTTGCGCATTGGCATAGCAGCGATAGAGCGCGTGCGTGTTGCGGAACACCACCTTATTGAGGTTCACCCAGAACCAGTGCGCCAGCGGCGCGCTCTTCGAGAGTTCTTCGGAGCATTCGTATTTCGGTTCGTTCTTGGAGTTTCTATGCCCGGCAAAGTGCTTGTGCCAGAACGAATAGACATCGGTCTTGCGCGCTGACTTCCAGCCGAACTGCCAGCCTGGCCGTTGTAGGAAGTCTCGCACCAGCGCCTGCGTGTTTGGCGGCAGCAGGTCGTCAACCACGGTCACGTCCTCCGCCAGTGCGCGCCATGTCCGCGGCAACTCTACTGTCGGCTTATCGAGCACGCGCCGCCTCCAGCGCCTCGATGCGTTCCATGGCCTCTTGGAGGGCCCGTGTCAGCGCGGCCACGATCGCCAGCAGGTTGGGCGACTGGATGTCAGTGGGACTGTCCTTCCAGCCACTGGCCGCGCTCGGCAGCAGCGTGTCCTGCAGTTCGTGCGCGACAAAGCCCCAGCGCCAAGTGTCGTCATTGACGAACAGCGGCTGCGTGGCACCAGGCGGGGTGTATTCCCGCTGCGTGTAGGTGATCGGGCGCAGGCGCTTGACGACCTCCCAGGTGCTGCGGAGCGGGGCCACGTCCTTCTTGATGCGGTAGTCACAAGTGATCGTGATGTTGCCGAGGTTGGTGATGTCGATCCACGCCTGCGCGGCCGAGCCGGTCCAATAGAAGTTGTGGGCATTGACATCGTAGGCACCGGCGGTTCCGGCTTTACCGAATATTCCCTTGCCGAGATAAATCTTGGCGGCCGGATCGATGATGATGCCATCGCCGGCAGTGGCGTTAAACAGCCGCACGCCGTTGCTGGAGCGGAACCAACCGACATAGCCCTTGGTGGCGGCGGTCTCGTCGGCAAAGACCTGATAGGCATCGCTGGTGCCGACCGCCTGTAGATAGCCATTGCCGGTAACGTGGAGGTCGCCAGTGATGCCACCGGGGATGCTGACGGCGCCATTGCTGGACGAGATGCTCATCCGCACGGCGGTGTCGAAAAACCGCAGCGTGCCATTGAAGTTGTCGATGTTGAAGGCCGGGAAGCCGGCCGATTTGAGCACCAACTCCGGGCTGTCGGCGCCGCCGTTGTCGAGCGTGATGGTGCTGGCGCAGCGGATGGCACCGCCGGTGGAGATGTCGTTACCGACGCCAATGCCGCCGGCGACGATCAACGCGGCGTTGGATGGCGACACCGCCGACGCTGTCGATGCAACCACGACCGGGTCGGCGACGAAGCGATAGAACGAGCCAGTAGTCTCCAGGTACTTGGCATTCGAGTTGCCGAGATAGAGCTTCCCGGTGGTGGCCGAGGCCGGATGCACGGCGAATAGGTCGCCGCCGTGGATGTCGCCGCCGACCACGACATTGTCAACGACACCGAGTCCGCCGGCGATCGTCAATGCTCCGGTGGTCGGCGAGGTCGAGTCCACCGCCGAGGTGATCTGCACTGGCGTGGTGGAGAAGCTGAACGCGGTGCCGTTGTGGAACAGATACTGCGTCGGGGTGAGATAGACCGTGCCGGTGCCGGCGTGGATGTTGCCGCCGGCAAAGATGTCGAGCCCGACGCCGAGCCCGCCGTTGACCGTCAGCGCGCCGGTGTTCGATGCGGTCGATGGCGTGGTGCTGGCGATGTTGACATCACCGCCCAGCCGCGGGCCGGTCCACGGGCCCCAGCCGGCCGTGGTCTTCACCCGCACAAATTCCTCGCCGGTGTTGATCTCGTAGGCATGCAGGACGGTGAAACTGTTGTTGTAGGCGGTGGCAATGCCGGAGAAATAATACCCGTCGAGCGGGCTGGCGGTGGCGGCGTTGTCGGAAATGAATGAGCCGGAAACGAACGGGAAACTGTCGTAATTGGTGACCACCTGGTTGGCGAGTTCGCCGCCCAGCGCGATCATGGCATCGCGGGCCGTGGTGGCGCCGGTGCCGCCGGCCACGATCGGCCGCGGCGTGTTGAGGTCCTGCTCCACGTCGCCGACGTAGGCGTTGTATTTGGTGGACTCGATGGTCAGGTTAGGAATTCCGTCCGTACCCGGCGGCCTACTGTACACCCCACTGCCGTTCCTAGGAATTTTAACCTCCTATTTCCGTGCCGCAGCGTAGCGACGTTGCATCTTCAATCGATGGCATGCCCGACATCGTCGCCAGCCCTCTTTCGTGACGAGTGTGTTTTCTGGTGTGTACTCGTGGCCATTGCAGCAATGCGCAAGAGCACGCTTCTTTGCACCAGAGGCCTCTCCACCTAGCGCCAACCCGGAGAGATTATATATTTTCTCAGGCGATAAAACTTTGGCAAGCGACAAGCCTCTTTCGGCTCGTTCCACGACAGTGTCGGTCTTGATGCCAGACTTCTTTGCAAGGTCCATGGCGCGATATTTCTTGCCTTTGATTTTTACAAAGACCGCATTTCTGCGATTGGCCATTGATACAGCGCGCGTCGTCCATCGCACATTGCCGCGAGCGTAGTCGCCGTCATTGTCAATGCGGTCGATCACCATGCCAGGAGGTCTCTCTCCTATCGCAGCGAAAAATTCATCGAATGACTTGAAGCGAACTTTGATGCCACGACCGCCGTAGTCCTTCCACTGTTTGAAGTTTGGATTATTGCAACGCTGTTTGAGCCCGTACCATATGTTTCGCAGCTTGTTCGTGACTGCCATTTTTGACCTCCTGTTGGAGGTCCGATGGTCCGCCTATTCCTGATCCATTGCAAGGCAGAGACGCCTGAGCCGTTGCGGGGCAATGTGGCCTCCTATGTGAGGTTTGGATCATAGTCTGGCACTTGCGACTGTTGCCGACGCAATTGCATCTGCAGCAAGGCGCGCGCCATGGCGTCGCGGCCAGGCGTGGATGGCACCAGATCTTGGCCGGGCAGTTTCTCCAGGAACAGCGGCGAGCGGCGCTGCGTGGCCTCCTGGACCGCTTCGAGCGCACCCACAGTGCCCTTGGCGGCTTGGTTTTTGAGGTAGGCCCCGACGCCGGGGGCAATCACCGCCGCCGCCCCTGTGACGGCCGGGCCTGCACCCAGGAAATTGGCCCCGGCAGCCGCCAGCCCTGATGTTACGCCTTGGCCTAAGCCGCCGCCGCCGCCGAGACGGTTGCCCCAATTGCGCATGAAATTGCGCACCGGCGTGCCGGTGGGGATGGCTTCTAGCGCGGCTTTTTCCGCGGGATCGAAACCTCGCATTCGCGCATCGTCGAGGACTGCTGTGGCGACACGTCCGCGCACTGAGTTATCGAGATTTTGTCCTGAGTTGGCGGCGGCAGCTCGTAAGTCTGCGGTGCGGCTAATGTCGGCGAGTTCTTCACCGCGCATGCCGGCGGCATAGTTGGCGCGGCCGGTGGCGTAGCGAGTTCCGACTTCGGCAGCGGGTCCAGACAGAACAGCGCCCGCAGGAGGGTTCTCAATGAAGTTGTTGAGGTGCTCAAACGCCACCCCCACGCCCTTCTGGTTCTCGTCAGCCTTGCCGAACTTGTTGGCGATGTTCTTGCGGAGTGAGATGAGGTTGGCAGGCTCGACGTGGACAGTGGAGCCGGGGGGCGGGGTGGACTGCCGCATGTAACGGAGCGTCTCGTAAATTCCTGGGGCATCTTTGGGAAGCACGCCTTCCTTGAGCAGGTTCTGCTCGATCTGGTCGGCCAGTATCGGAATATGCTGCGGATTATACTTCACCGGCAGATCGACGACATCGCTGATTTGCTTGCCACCGACATCCTTTAATTCCTGGACGGTCGGTGTCCGTGCGAGCGACAGGTCTTGCTTTACGCCCTTCACACCCGCAATGGCGCGGTCGCCGGAACGCACGAATGGGTTGGTGCCAAGCCCCAGCGTTGCCATGTTGAAGACCTCGCCCATCACGCGCGGGTCGCTGACATCGCTGGACGCTTCGCCGCTGACAACACGGTTAACGTAATCGTTGGCCTGCTTGTAACCCTGGTACAACCCGCCTGTCAGGCCGGAAGTCAGTGGCTCAAACCGCACGCTCTTGTCGCTGTAGGTGGTGAAAGGCAGAACGGAGCCGCGATAGGTTGGGGTCGGCTCCGGCTGCTCGCCACCGGCCAGATATTTATCCGGGTTAAACTCTTGTTTAGGCGACGATGCGAGATAAGCGTCCGGGTCGAACGGCTTTTGTTCAGCCATCACCGTCCCTCCAACCTTTTCCGGATGGCGCCAGCTCGCGGGTCATTGGGGTTGTTTTTGAGCCATTCCCGCGCTGCGTCGTCACCTCCGCCCTTTGCAGTTGCGATTAAAGCCTCGGCCTGCTGTCGCAACTGTCCGGACAGATCGTTGTTGCTGACCTTTTCATTCCAGCTATGCTCGAAATCAACGAAGCTCTTGTTGGGGTTGTCGCGCCGGAAGGCGGCCCACTCTTGCGCTTTCTCCAGGTCGCGATGCGCCACCATCTTGGCAGCGCCGAGCTTGATGCGATTGCTTTCGGGATCGTCCCCGAGCTTGGCAACGGTGTCGGTCAAGAACGTGCGGTCTGTGTTCGAGAAGTTGTTGGAGGGGAAGCCGCCGGCACCAATCTTTCCAATCACAAGGTCGCCGACGATAGCGTTGAATGCTTGCGCTGAGCCGATGGACTTCGGATCGAGATTTAATCTTGCAAGCACCTCGTCCGATACCCCAAGCGCCCGTCCCATGGCCCCTACGCTCATTCGTGTTGGGGCCAAAGCGTCAGTCTTGATTTGGTTGAGCAGGGCATCGGCGCGGTTCAGCGTATACAACGTCGTCCCGGCCGTATTGGCGCTTTCCATCATCTTGCCGGCGCGCTCGGCCGCCAGCCTGCCCGTGACCTTGCTTTCTTCTTTCTCCCCGGCCTGATCGATGCTGACTGTCGTCGGCCCTTGGATCGTCTTCAGATTTCCAAAGCGATCCTTATAAGCGGTGACGCCTGCAGGCAGTGTACCAAGCCGCGCTGTTTCTTCCGGCGACAATGCGAAGAACCCTTCGCCCTCCAGCGCGCGTTTTTCTTTCTCAACGTCGTAACTGCTTCTTTGCAAGGCAAGCCGCGTCGCCGGGTCCCTGGATTTGATCTCCTCCTGTTTCCAGATTTTCCAGCGGTTGAGGTCTTCCTCGTGCTGCGCCTTGAATAGTTCGCTGTATTTATCGTGCGCTGACTGGCGCAGTGCCGGGCTGAGCGTGGGGTCTTGGGCGGCGCGTTCCAGCCTCTGCATGAATTGCGTGGGCGGCGTACGCTTTGGCTCCGGGCCGGGATCGTATGGCACAACTGGTGGCGGCAGGGTCGCGCCGGCCATGTTAGGCGGCAACTGGCCAGGCCCCGGTGCCTTCGCGATGGTCGTTGGATCAGGGGGCAGCGCCGGACCCGTGGTTGCTGCTGCGGGCGGCGTTAGCGCGCCATTGCGCACGGCCTCGGGTGCCGCCGCAATCGCGGTCGGGTCCGGCAGCGCCGAGCCCTGGGGCGCAGGCGCGGTGTCGCTTTGGGCACCGGCCGGGTTTAGGGATGCGACCACTTGCGGGACGTCCGGGGGAGCCGCCTGGACATCTGCGGAATTGGCGGGCACGCGCGTGGCTGCAAGCCGCTGCAGTTGTCCCGGCGGCTCCTGCTGCACGAAGGTTTCGCCACTGCCGGGAAGTCGCCCGGAGGCATTGTAACGGCCGGTGCGGATGCCATTAGCTGCGACATCTGCCGAGGCGTTGCCGGTCGGCGAGAAGCCGATATCGCCGCCGCCGATGTCGGAGCCGCGCAGCACCGGCGTCAGCGCGTCTTCGCTGATCTGCCCGCGCCCGAAGGTCGAGGCCGGGTAATAGCCGGTCGATTGCGGGCCGGTGTATTGCCGAGTGACTTGCTCGAGCGGCTGGCCGCGCGCAGCCGCGCGGTTGAAGATCGTCTCGGCGATGATCTGCTGCTCGCGCGGATCATTGCTTTCGCCCTTGGCGATGGTGCGAATGCGGTCTGCGAGCACGGGGTTGTCCTGCAATTCGGCAAGTTGCGGATTG